CTCAAGGTCATATACATATGAACCACCTGGCAGCTTGGCCATAGCAGCTGCAGTAATAGCAACGTCAATTACACCGGTCCCAGCCGTGATTGTCATTCCGCTTGAGTTAGTTAGGGTCAAAAAAGGGACTGCTGAGCCAGCAAATTTCCTTACCTGCATCCTAGACGTGTACCCAGAAAGGTTGACCGCGACCCCGCTGCTGTTTGTATAGGTAATGGTCGTAGCAAAATCACTACCCTGTTCCGCGGACATGTCATAGGTGGAAAGTGCCATGCTGGGATTATAGCCCGAGGGAACCGCCTATTCTATGGGCTTATTTTCTACGGGAAGCCTCAAGGGGAAGGGGGCTTATTGGGCGCAGTGGACACGATATATCCCAGCATCTGGCAGTGATATCATCCACTCTCTTCCCTACGCAGGAATAGCAAAACTTTGCCACTAGCTTACGGTGCTGATATAGAGCGCCTAAATCCTCAGTTGAGAGCACGCTGTTGATAGCGTGTATTCGTGCCCAGGCAATGTCGTCTTCTGTTGGTATAACACCGCCATAAAAACGCTCCTTTGCCCAGTATGGCTTCCTGCTTCTTGCCTTACCAGCAGCAACAAACACCGCATTTAAACTGACCCCAGCCTGGCTAGATTGTAGGCGATGCGCAAATTTCTTGCAACTTGCCGTCAAGGGCAGATTATGTGGTATAGTCAGCGCATGGCACAAATTGGAAGGCGCACCAAAGATGCGCAGGCACAACTTGAAAAAGACATTAACACCCTGCATTTTAGCGGGGCAAGCGCCAGTGAGATCGCACTCAGGCTTGACCTAAAACCAGACACAGTCAAGAAATATATTGCCAAAATGCGCAAGCAGGCTCTTGAGGATGCAATTGGGCCCGTTGAGAGCAAGATTGAACTTATTGAGCGTGCAAATAGGGTTGCGAAAGCAGCTGCTGGTGGCCATGCCTCCGCAAGAGAGAACTCTTACAGTGGTCAGGTGGCATTTCTCAAGCTTCAACTTGAGGTCATAGATCGCCTTGCCAAACTAACTGGGGCATACGAAGCTTCTAAAGTTGCCGACTGTGGCTGAGGGAACAAGCGAAAACGTCTGACGCCGCCTTTGCGGAATACGTCAGCAATCTTGTATTTCCAAAACATCTCAGGGAGATGGAGCGCTTCTTAGACAAGAACGACCGTGCACTTGTGCTTATGCCGCGCGGCCATGCCAAAACCACTCAACTTATCCATCGAGTTGCCCGACTCATTGGTGTCAGCCAAGGAAAAATCCGCGTTGGCATTCTCACCTCGGTTCTGTCTGACGCCCTTGCCCGCTCGCGTGCCATAAAGGCGATTATTGAATCTCCGCATTTTGCTGAGATTTTTGAGTGGGCAAGAAACGGAGTTGTTGGTCCTAAATGGACAGATGAAGTCTGGACCATTAAGGGTGCCAACATGGGAAAAGATGCAACCTGCTTTGCTGATGGACTTGGGTCAATCAAGCCAGGAGCCCGTCTGGATATCTTGATTGGCGACGACATGGTTGGCATGAAGGAAAATGCCACTGCCGTTCAGCGCCAGAAAGCACAAGACACCTACTGGCAGGTTGTTGACCCAATGCTTGTGCCGGGAGCCAAACGCTGGTATATCGGAACCCGTTGGCACGAAGATGATTTTTATAACGACCTTAAGGAGAAGGGCACACCAGTCATGCTTAGGCGGGCGGTTGAGGGCGATCAGATTCTCTGGCCAGAGATGTATACCGTTGCAGACATGGACAAGAAGCGAGAAGAACTTGGAAGTCCTATTTTCATGTTGCAGTTCCAGAACGACGTCACCTCAATGGGCGGGAACATTTTTAGGTACGACAGGTTTAAGCAAACCGACAGCGTCCCGTCTGGGGCTCGGAGGGTTGGGATTGACCTTGCATCCTCTGCCTCTGAGCGAAGTGACTACACGTCGTGTGTGGAGGTTGTGGAAGATTCCGATCACAACCTTTATGTTATTGGCGCGTGGAAAGCGCGGCTAGTAGAGGGTCACCGAGATTGGATCACTGGAGTTACTAGAGACGGAGATCTTGTTGCAGATGACGGACCGAAGCTCCTTTGGCCGCAGTACCTAATCCCACACTCGCCAGAGATGACGGAGAGCGCAAGACCGCTAGAGTCAGTGAACATTGAAGCGGTCCAGCACCAAAGCACGTTCGTTCGCGAGATTCTTGGAACAACCAACCTTCCCGCCAGACCAGTCCGGCCAGACAAGGACAAGGTTACTCGTGCTAGGGCTCTTGCTGCGCGATACGAGGCTGGAAAGGTTTTCCATCTCAAGGGAGCACCTGGGATCAAGGACCTAGAGGCGGAGATGGCGGCGTTTCCAAACGGGGAACACGACGACCTTGTTGACGCGCTGGTCTACGCTGCGGACCTAAGCGGAAGCACGTTCTACTTTACGGCAGCGAAGAGCGGTAGTAGGTTTTAGTCGCCTAAAAATAAAGAGTAGGCAGACTTGCCGTTTAGCCGAGCATCAATAAGGTATGGTCTCGCCGCTTGCTGCATCATTAAATCAGCAGCCTCTTTTGTGGTCATATTGTTTTTACTGGCAATAAGTGCTATCGCGCCGCTTACAAGAGCAGTTGACATGCTTGTTCCGCTCCACTGCACCCTTGCACCGCTCTTGTCTATCCCGTCTATCGCACTTCCTGGGGCCCAAATATCAACACAGCTTCCATAATTTGAAAAAATTGCCCTAAGGTTGTTCCTGTCGTATCCCGCTACGGTTATTGCGCCCGGAACCCTTGCTGGGGATCGGTTGCATGCATCTGATGATTCGTTTCCGGCGGCAACAACGACTGGCATTATGTCAGATAGCCCAGCAACTGCTGTGTCAACGTTTTCTTTTAATGGTCCACCAAGGCTCATATTGACAACCGAAGAATCGGGGTTTGCGTTTTCCGATACCCAATTAACGGCGGCGATGACATCTTGGGCTGTACCTGCACCCTCACAGTCAAGCGCTTTTACACTTACGACATCGGATGATGGGGCAACGCCATACTCGTCCCCAGCGGCCATGCTTGCAACCACCGTTCCGTGACCGTTGCAGTCATCAATGCCTACACCAGTGTCAATTACATAAATAGTTATACCCTCTCCAGCCCCTTGGGTTGGGAGCACAGATCCATCAAGCCTCCAGTGAACCTGATTAATTCTGTCTAGCGCCCAGTTTTCCTTATATCCTTGCTTCCATGTTTTTACCGCCCTAAATGATTTTTTTTTAGCCGCGTTTACTTCTTGCGCAAATCCTAAAGATCCGCCAAATATGAATATGGCGGCTAGTGCTAGCCGAATTACTTTTGATCCCATTTCTTAATAACCTTCACCTTTCTGCACTTATGGCACGTTGCTTTTTTATATTTCGGATCAATCGTAGCCGGATAGCCATCCATTACCTTGTCGTCAATTTTGGTTTCGCACTGCGTGCAGTGCCAGCCGTCCAGCGGTCGGCCACGGTTGTCAACGACTAGATTCTTGGCGTCCGCCATCTGATTGCTCCTTTTCATACTCTTCCACGATCTCAAGCGCTCTCTTGAGACCTGCAATATATGCCAGCCTAGAGAAAAGTTCAACCTTCCCTCGTTGGCTAATGCCAATCCCCCTTAAAACTGGAGTTGTGTCCCCGGAGACAGCATGCTCAACCAACTTCCGGAGTCGGTCGGATGCGCTCACTTGATGCCCCTGCGGTTAATCCAGCCAACGGATGATGTCAATAGTTCATTCAGGTCAAGCGATGAGATCACCACATCGTGCCGCATGCCATCAATGATCATTTCCATGTCGCTCTCGTAGTATGGGTCGCCAGCCCGTGGCTCCGATAGCGTGATCTTGCAGCCGTGCACACCGACAATCGCAGATGCGACCTCCATCATTTCCACGGCAATGGCTTTAAGCTCCTCTCCGCCGACGAGCGGGATTGAATTGGTGTTGCTCATGGCAAAAGATTTTGCCAGCCATGCCCCAGTTATTCGGTTGGCTGCGGGAGTCGGTTTGCGATATCGGTCAGAAAACCAATCCAGAACGTCGCTGTTCCTACGGCGTCGTCTGCCGTTGGGGCCAATCCGCTTTTTACGACCGTGTTTGTGACTTGATCCCATATCGCCCATCGGTAACCTATCCCTTCTTCTGCTCGCTCGAGTTTCCAGACTTCATACCGCGCTGTGCTTCCCATCGGTTATACCCAATCGCCTCCATTGCTAATAGGATTCCATCCCGGAGACCACGATGATATTCATCGTCGCCCTCTTGTGCTTGTGCCCAAGCTGTTGCTGAATGCAACGCGCGCATTCCCTCTCGGATCGCGTCAATGCGAGCCTCTTTCCTTGCGGCTTTCAAAGCCTCAATGAACTGAGGATTCACTTCTTTGGACGCTCTGGCAGGTCGCGCTCCATTGGCGCCCCCCACAGACCACGCTGCAGCGCAACGGCAATGAGCGCGTAGTTCGCGATATCCAGCAACGTGTCTGCAAGAGACTCGTATGTGCTTTCATCCAGCGGGTCAAGAATAACCTGACCGTCAACAATCTTACCCTGCATAAACTTGCGCGCCCGGGCAATCTTGTCGTTGCCAATTCGGCTAATCACTCCGTGCAGTCCAAGCTGCTCAATATTGGAGTCGCCGTAACGTGACTGTTTTTCGCACAGGAGTTCAAACGCTTCGTTGTAAATCTTTGCGAACGTCTTTTCAAACGTCTGCTCGTCATCCTTGTAAATCAGATGCTCCGTAGGCTTCATAAAGCCCCCCTTTCTATGGGCATCCTAGATGGTTATGGCTAGCGTGTCAAAAGCGCTCTTTTTATCCCCTCTTCTAGGGTGATTCTTGGCTGGTATACCTGGAAACTCATTACTGGGTCGGACACCCTCCAGAAAACCCCAACTGGCTTTTCTGGGTATGTAACAATTTCTGGCTTATATCCAACTTCGCTGCATACAAGATCGGCAAGGGCGAGGAACGATGTCGGTCGCCCGGTTCCGATATTCAACGGGTCACGATAGTCCTGATCAATTGCTGCGTTAACGGTTGCAACAATGTCATCAATGTGCACAAAGTCTCGCGTCTGATGCCCATCTCCCCATACCTCAAACGGATCTGCGCGTCGCTTTGCCCGCTCAATGAACGAAGGGAATGGGTAGTCCAGCGCCTGGTCCTCCCCGTATCCTGAGAACGGTCGGAAGATGTGCGTGCGAACTCCCTCTGCTTCAGCAAACTGTGCAAGGTATTCACCTGTCAGCTTGGACCACCCGTACGTAAAGTCTGGGCTGCGAATGTCATTGAGGTTGATCATGTGCTCTGAGAGCGACACATGGTTCTCTCGCGTTTGCAACTCAATTGGATATGCAGCGGAAGATGAAAAGTACACGACCCTTGGCTGCTTTGTCCTTATTGCCCACTGCCACATCTCTGCGTCAATGGAGAGGTCAACGGCGACCGAGAGTGGGTCTCCTTCAATCTTTGCCCGCCCGCCAACGACGGCGGCAAGGTGAATGACAAGGTCCCATTGAATGTCGTCCTTGCGGAAGAAGTCCCTTGCCTCTCGAGGGGTATCTGCGGTGATGTCTACGCCAAACACCTCGTGGCCATTTTCACGGTAGAAGTTAGTGAAGTGGCGACCAACGAATCCCCTGTGTCCAGTAATCAGTATCTTCATGCTCGCAAGACCAGCATTGCGTCGGCTTCCATTTGGGTCTTCTGGTAATCCTCGTATGCAAGACGGTCTTTTTCGTATACATGAGCCGCATTGACTTCCTGATACTGCAGGTCATTTACTGCCTTACCAGCCAGGTAGTGCATGTGCTCTATGACGACATCTGGTCTGTATTGAAGGTTTCCGATCTTTACGCCAAAATCCCTCCAGAAGTTGTCCATGTACATGTGGACGAGGACGGGTGGAACCATGTACCCAATCCGTCGGACAATCTCTGCTGACATCGTGACCGCGGTTGGAAGGTTTGCGCCCTGAAGGAGATCGTCACCGTATGAGACTCCTGGACGTTCGCCAATAGCCTCGCAAAGCATTCGGTCCCAGCCCTTAGTGCGCGGACGATGGTCATCACCCATGAACGACAGGAATTCGTACTTGTCAGCATTCTGTGTCGCAAGTAGGTTCAACGTTCCGCCCATTCGCAGTCGCGGGTTAATAGACGACCTCTCAAGAACTCGAGCGGAGTATTCGCTCTTGTCGTCATCGTCTAGCCCAAAGAGAATATCGGCGTCTTCCGCAGTTTCCTCAAATGCAGTAAGAAGCTCGTCGCAAGACTGCGGTCGCTTTCGGCTCGGAACAATAAGCAGTAATCGGCTCACGATATCCCCACTTTCTTGGCAATTAGCCAACTCACCTCATCATCGGAAAGGCGAATAAAAACTTCCCCTCCGTCGGCAATCGTTACGGCATACGGCTCTTCATCATCTGGGCGACGCTGATCAAGGTTAATAGACAATGGAAACGATTGGGCATACAAAAAGTACACTGCCCACACCCGGTCTGTTGGAGCCCCCGCGCGATCCGTCATAACAAAAGCATACACCATTTGGAATGGTCTATGATGCACGAGACCGCTGGGTTTTATCCTTTCTCCCAGCGGTCACTATTCCTTCAGAAGGTCGGCAATCCCCGTGACTGGATCTGGGTTGATTGGCTGCGTGAACTTCTCTTCAGCCTCCGCATCATGGCTCTCATGATCTTCATTGTCATTGCGGATCAACAGGTCTTCTCGTGCGTCCCAGATCGCCTTGGCAAGGCACTCATGGCGACGGTAGACGATGGTCTGATAGGTGTCAGAGCGGGGAACCACGCCGTATTCATTCGGCTCGGGCCACTGGTGCTCTGGTAGGTCCTTCACGATGGCAATGCCCCACATCCCCTCTGGGCTGCGCTCAATTAGCCAAATGCGCTGATACGCCCGAAGATCACGATCCAGCAGTTCCAGCTGCTCGTCAATGGAATAGTTACCAAAATGAACCACAGGACTAATCATCTTCTGCCTCCTAATAATAATCTGAGCACGAAGCGAAATACCCGCACTCACAGATCAGCTTACAGCGTCGCTCATCCATTCTGGCACCACAGTTGGCGCACGTCAAGATGATCTCCTCAGGGTCTGGCTGGGGAGCCTCTGGGCTTGACACTTGCTTTTCTTGGTCCATACTATTTTCCATTATGGCAAGTAGGAAAGCATTCCGGGTACCAGAAGAACATCGAGGGGAGCCACCAGCTTCTCGCGATGAGGTTCGCCTGCGCTGGGTCAGCGACGGGTGGCTGTGGGGTCCTGCCTGCCCGCAGGATGTCCTTCACGGGGGAATGATTGATCTCCAGGGAACCTCCAAGTGGTACTGCAGGCACCAAGCGCATATGGGGCGTGGGGTTTATACCGAAGATCAGTTAGTTGATATTGAGTGGCAACGGATCATTTCCGCCGCACAATCCCAAGAAATATTGCCGCCCCAGTCATAACGGCAGCAGCCATTACGGCTATGCCAACGATAGTAGAAATCACCACCGTCGCTAAGGTGTTAACCACAAGCCAAGCCCACGACTTAACCCTGCGCATCAAACCTCTTCATCGTCTCCCGTATTCCCTCAATTGCAGCCATCAGCGACCACGCGATCTGGCTGTCGTGTCCTGACTGCTCTCTGACCATGCGGACGGTTTGCATCAAGCCAGCAACGATATTCTCGGCGTCTTCACGCGTCGCGGCGCGACCAGTTGCACGACCGAGCTCAAGCATCTCTTCACGGCTTGGCGCTGACATTAGATTCCAAAAGCCCCCGCAATAAGATAGATCCCGATTACAAGAACAACCCCTAGTACAAAGTTTACATAGTTTCCAGCAGCATTCTTATTAACCGCTGGGGTGACTCCATACTCAAAGTATGTCTTCGTCACGACCCTCTTCGTTGAAAGCCTTCTTGGTCGCTTGTTCATTTGTCGCCTCCAGTGGACTACGAAGGAATCTCGCCGCCACCGTGTCCACATAGGGCGAGACCTGCACGACATCCGTGCCGAGCTCAAAGTGGTGAGAGACTTTCTCCCAAAACTTCTCATTTTCTGACCAGTTTCGTAGCCAGAACCAGCCTTCCGGCGCTGGCTTGTCAACGATCCGTACTGATAGGCGGGCAAACGATGCCCCCAAGTTGTCTGTCACGATCATCATGTCTCGGTCTTGCGTGAACTTATAGTGCTCACCCTCAACCTCAACCCATCGTTCAACGAGGTGCCATTTCCCAGTCATTTCTTTCAGGTACTCCAGATGGTTGCTCATCTACACCCGCTCGTGACCCCAACCCATCTTGCTGGTGGCGGGAAGTCATTAGGGTACCACGACATCGCTTCTGGCGGCCAGCAGGGGGACCACTGCCAGTTGTACTGTTCAACGCACGACTCACGCTGCTCAACTACTGTGCCGTCCTCGTCGTTGTAAATAT